GCTGGAGCTAAAAAGATGAGAGATAATCCAGTTTTTAACAAGGTTGAGTTTTTATCAAAAGTAGGCAACGAAGTTATTGGAGAGGTTGGATATATACATGACATCATCAATGACAAGATTGTTAATATAGAATTAGCATGTTTTAAAGACAACAGCCCAACTTTTATTAAAGATTTGCTTTTATTCTTTGAACTTTTAGACAGTACGTATTTGAATTTTGAACTTGAAATTATGATACATTCCCCAGCTTATAAATTAGCGTGTAGAGCTTTTGAAAAGTATGGTTTTAAATACATAGGTTTAAAACGTAGTTCGTTAAAACTCTTAAATGGTAAAAGATATGATGTTGCTATATGGGAAAAAAAGCAAAAGGAAGGTGATTTATAAATGGGAAAAGACAACTTCTTCACAAATACCTTTGATGCTGTTTGGGGTACTGATGTTTCAGGACAAAAAAAGAAAGCTAAGAGAAAAGAAAGAGAAATGCAAAAGCAAATTGAAGCACAGCAAAAAGAGCAGCAAAAAGAAAAAGAGAAGCAACAAAAAACAACCCAAAGCTTTTACGAGAGTATGAGACAGGGAAACCTTGGACTTTTAGCAGCTAAAGATAAGCAAACAATAGGTTAAGGGGGTATAAATGCAAATAGATGGAAACTCACTAAACCTGTTAAAATGGAGATTTGACGAGGCTAAGCAGTGCAGAAATGATATTTTACCGCTATATCAAAAAGCTTACGAGAATTTCACAGTTGAGGGAATGAAACTGAATAACATAGACTCAACAGGGGTTAAATATGCGTCAAAGCTAGCTAATAAGCTATCATCATATATTATGAACTCCAATTATATTTGGGCGTACATAGAGACCCCAAGATATGAAAAAATACCAAAAGAGGATAAAGTCCAATTTGACTATATTACCGAGGTTGTATTCGACCACATTCAAAAAGAATCTAACTTTGAGTTAGAAAAAATCAAGCTTCTCAGAGATTACTTAATAGGTACAACAGCCTTTAAAGTGAGATATACAGGAGATGTTAAAAACCCTGTTTTAATTGAGCATTGTCCAATTCTAAGCGTTTATCTAGCTAAAAATAGAGCTGGAAGAACAGGAGATGTATTTTACAAAAGGGAAAAAGTAAAAAAGCACGAGCTTATTGACTTGTTCGGAGAAGAGGTATTATCAAATGAATTTGTCGATAAACTTACAGAACAAGACCAGTTTGAGCTAATAGAGGCAACAATTTATGACTATTCTAAGAAATTGTTTATATATGCTGTGTCTTTGGATGAGAGTTTTAATCAGATAGTAAAGTACGAGGAAACGGATTACAATCCGTGGGTAGTTGCTAGATTTGAATCTATGAGTGACAGTCCGTATGGGATGGGACCTGACACAAAAGCAGTCTTGACGCTGGAAGAACTCCAAAAGATAAAAAAAAGAATATCTAAAATTGGAGAACACCAAGCGAACCCAAGTTATACGGCGTGGACGGCAGAACCTAAATATATAGCCCAGTCAAGACTAAATACTCCAGGTAAAATATCAATCCTGGGAACAAATAAAGGTCAAACTCAAATCGAACCTTTTAACAGGGGAGAGGGTACAGATATTAAATTCTTTGAGATGGAAGAGTACAAATCAACACTTGTTGACCTGTTCTATATAAACCTTATAGAAAATATATCTAGTGTGGACCAGTTAAAAAATGTTACAGCAACCACAACACAAGCTCTTGTCACTGAATTATCAAGACAAATAGAGCCTACATATTCACTAATGCAAAAGGAAATGCTTGAACCAATAGTTATGAAAGTGTTCTATTGCTTAACAAAAGCGAACTACTTTGACCTTACTCAGATATCAATTTTAAAAGAAGACCCTAGAATTAAAATAAGATTCTACAATGCTTTAACCATTGCTCAAGAGCAAGACGACCAGGAAAGAGCTAACATGTACTTCCAAACAATAGCGTCAGTGCTTGGTGGAATGGTTGCGGCTAATAACGTCAATGCAGTTGAATTTATAGACGCCGCCCAAAAGAGATTTAGAGTTAAAGCAAAAGAGTTTAAATCAGGGGAAGAAACTGAAAAACAAACTGAGCAAACTATAAATCAAATGTCACAAGAGCAAGGGGATATTGCTATGCAAGCGCAAGTCGAAAATAAGGGAGTGATAGGACAATGACACTAAAAGAAGAGGACGAATATGTTGAATTATTAGAAAGATTTTCAGCTTTTCCAGAGCTTAAAAGACTAATAGATTTGCACACTCAAAAAAGATTAAATGATGCTTCTTGTTTAGAAGAACAACAAGGTAATGCAGACATCATTTATAGAGAAGTGGCAGGACTTCAAACTTTTAGACATTATATTTTTCAAGAGCCTGAACAATTCGAAAGCTGGAAAAATGCTATTTTAAATTCAAGAAAACCTAAAAAGGAGGAATAAAAATGAAACTACAAGAACTTTTAAAACTTAAAGTTCTATATGATGTTGAAGGTGGAAACGGAGATAGTGGAGCTGGTGGAGGAGCAGAGGCACCAAATATAGAAGTTCCTGAGTATATCCAAAGTTATGCAGATTCAATAGAGGACGCAGGACAAAAGGAATATATAAGCGGACTTTTAAAAGATGAAAAAGGTGTAAACTTCCTAAAAAGAATGATAAATGACCCTAATGCAGAGTATACAACTAAGGCGGAAGAGTTTAAAGCTATGAATCCAGCCGAGGTTGAGAGCTTTACAAAAGAGGCAAAAGCCGCAGGAATTCCTGAAAAGTACGCAAGAATTGCACTTGAAGGAAGAGCAAACTATTTACAAGCTCAAAGAGATTTAATGAGTCCTGAACTTAAAGCACTTGATACTAATATTGATAATTTTATAAATTCAGCAACAGCAGAAGAGCAGCAAGTTTATGCTAGACTTGCAGAAAATGCAATAGGTAGAAAAATACTTGTTGAGAAAATAATGGGAGGAGCTGCTAATATTTCAATTGGTGGAGCTGGTGGAGGTTCTACACATATAGCAAGTTACGACCACAAATCATTTATTGACGCCTACAACGAGGCAAAAGATAGTAATGATAAAGAGGCACTAAAAAAATTAAAACAATTTGCAGACAACAGTGATGATACATTCTATAGAGATTTTTTATAACACAGGAGGAAAATGAATACAAAAGAAAGATTACTTAAAGCCCCTCTTAACATTCAACTTTTTGGAGCAACTAAAAACGTTGAATTAACAGAGGGAGAACAAGCCAAGTACGTAAACAATATTATGAGAGCTTTAGGGCAAACTAACAGTTTCCCTTTAAAGCAGTACATGGCAACATCAGCTTCAACAAATGCGGCTTATTCAGTTTTCTATGTAGCTGGAACTTTATCAGCTAGAGATAGAGAGGCAAACGCAGACACTACAAACCAAAACTTCAAAGATGTAAAAGGGGTAGCAAACCAAAATCTTTTAACATCAATTAGAGTTGTACCAACTGAAATGGAAGTACCTTTATGGGTAGATGACAGAGACTTTGATAAATCACAACTTAATGAGCAATCAGCATTACAAACAATGCAAGTAGACGCTATTTATAGAGGTTGTGACGAAAGAATATCACTACTATTAAAGGATATGTACCAAAATAAAAAGAGATCTGTTAAAAACTCAGCAGGGACAGCAGTTAATATAACAATACCTACAACAAACTTCTACGGAGATAAAGCAAAACTTTTCTCAGACCCAGATAACGTTAAGAAGTTTAGAAATATGATGAGAAAAGCTCAACACATGGCAAAGGCTAATAATCTTAAAATTGCAATAGTTTGCGGTGATGAGGGTAACGTTGAAATGGCAGATTGTGAGAAATTCTCAAATAAAGATTGGGTAAACGTTTCAGGAGAAACTACTGTTCAATCAGGTTCAGCAATGCAAAGATTACTAGGTGGAAATGTAGAGGAGTTATGGACATTTGATGAAGTGTTCTATGAAAAAACTACTAAAGTAACTAATGGAGTTATAGCTGTTATCATAGAAAAGTCATTAGGTCAAGATAATAAAAAAGCTTCTATTAGACCAACTATTGAACACGTAGGATTTAAGAAAGCTTACTTCATGGATGTTGAGGTTGCTAATGCTACTGAACTTGTTAATCCAAATGGGGTATTTTTCTTTGAGTACGCTAAAACAGTATCTTCAATAGGATAGAATACAATTTAAAATTACAACTGAATAGAGGGAACAACATTCCCTCTATTTTTTTAAAGGAGAAGGTTAAAAATGAGAGCTAAAGACACATCAAAGTTAGTAAAAGAAAAGATAGTAATAATTAAATTAATGTTTATGGCAGGTTGTAAAGTGTCTGAAATAGAAGAAAAGACAGGACTTGTAAATTTAATGGATTTCACTAGAAGGCACAATAAATATTTTAGAGATGTTAAATTCATAAAAAATAGAGAGGTGAAACAAAATGGGGCAACATCTAGAGAGAATGAAAATAGAGTTTAAAGAGTTAAAAGAAAGATATGATAAATTGGTAGATTTTTTAGGAACTCCAAAATTCAATACACTACACTTTGAACAAAAAAGCTTATTAAAGCAGCAAAAAGAAGTAATGAAAAAGTATGGTCAAATTCTAAAGAAAAGAATTAGACTTGATGAACAGATAGAAAGAGAAACTAATTATATACCGTAGGAGTTAAAAATGACTAGAGATAAAAGAGAAATTGATTTTTTAAATCTACAAGTAGGTGCAGTATTTAGATTAGGATTAAATAGACTTAAAGTTGTAGAAGAAAAAGCTGGGGGGGGAGATAATCCTTGTGAAGAATGTTATATATTTAAAAGTGGATTTGAAGTTCCTTGTAATGAATTTGTCATTAACTCTATCATTCCAGAGTGTTGTGGCAGTTGTAGAAAAGATAAAAAAGATGTGTATTTTGAGGTGATAGATTGATGAACAAACCAACAAACTTTAATGATTTATTAGAGTTACAAAGAGTTTTAGATGAAAATATAGAAAAAAATAGAAGTAATGGATTTGCACCAAGAAAAAGAAACATATTAGATATTTTGTTAGCAATAGATGATGAGTTCCAAGAATGGCTAAGAGAGTTACCATATGAGTGTAATTTCAAAACTTGGAAGCAGAAAGAATACTCAAGAGAAAAGGAACTTGAAGAACTTACAGACGTTTTATTCTTCTTTTTACAGTATTTTAATAGGTATTTCGTTGATATAAATAATTACAAAAATAATTATTGTAGAGATTTTTTTGAACGAAATTATTATGATGAAATAAACCAAGATTTAAATTCTTTAATTAGAGATTTTAAATATGATTTATGGGGTATAAGTGATTTAACAGCTTTCTATGATTATCTGAGAATAGTTCATAAAAGAGGATTTACAAAAGAAGATTTACTTAATACTTACTGGAAGAAATGGCAAAAGAATATGACTAGAATTAATAAAGATTGGATATTGGAGGGAAAATAAATGACATCAGCAGGATTTGTATTTATAGGAATAGTAGTTGGATTTTTTATAGGATTTATAGTAGGAACAATTAGAGAAAGAAAAGGTATGAATAAAAAATAGAGGTGTGATATGGCAGATTTTAACGGAATTAAGATATTAGAAATATTAGATAAAATATTTAGAAAGAAATATGATAAAAAGTCTATCCTTGAAAATGTAGGGTTAAGCTCAAGTGGTAGCAACTGCATTATAAACTATAAAGATGGAGACTTGGAGATTAGGGTTAAGGTATCACAAAAGACAGCCGTTAAGATGTATTTTGATAATGAAAAGGCTAATGGAAACTTTAAAAACATTGATTATGCTAAGTTTGAGGAAAAATACAATGAGGGTATGGCTTTAGATGAAATAGAAGAAGAAATTAAAAAAGAACAGTTACCACTTGAATAAAAGGAGATAAAAGTGCATATATACAAGAATGAAGATGGATACAGAGTGTTAGCTAAGCAATATAAGACAGGTAAAAAGAATAGTGTAAAAGATATACAGGAGCTTGTTGAAATTCCTGTATCATTTGTAAATACTACTCCACCAAGATTAAAGATAAACTATGAGACAGTTTATCCTAATGATTGGGTAGTAAAAGGGATAGGGCAAATTGAATTTGAGATTATTCCAGATAAAGAATTTAGAAAGAGATTTACAATACACAAATGAATGAAGATGAAAAGATAAAAGCTCTTATATATTTTTTAAGAAAATCAAAGTCAGAGGGTAAGCACGTGAAAATGTCAAAGCTGATTGAAAAGTGTGAGAAAGAAAAAATTTCATATCCCACACTTTTCAGAGAGGTTTTGATACATAAATTAGAAGATGTTTTGGTGTGAAAATGTAATTTTATTTTTGAAAAAATATTTTTATAATTTTTACACCAAAAAAACATCGCGGACAAATTAGCTAAAAAATGTTAAAAAGTCCACCGTGGGCGGTACTTTTTTATGAAAATACCGCGGACAAATTTTGAAGAAAAAATATGCGGTTTAAAAATTAACAAAAAATGAAAATTAAAAATTGAGTCCTTAATTTTAGAGGAGTTTCAAGGAAAAATTATTTAAAATAATTTAACTGCATATAATACAGATTATCTACGTGGAAAATTATTCAAAATAATTTTTTAAAGAAAAACGGTTAAAAGTGTAATTTTATTTTTTTAAAAGGAGTAGTTATGAAAAAGAAAAAAAGTTTAAGAGAAATAATTGATGTAATAATTTTTAGATTGAAATATAGATTTTATTTTTTTCTTGCTAGATATAGAGTGATAAGTTTTAAGGAAGCAAATATTAGAACTATTTCATCCTCTATTGATATGATGAAAACTATGCAGGAATTAGATGTAGTAGAAAAGCAAATAGAAATTTTAAAAGAAGTAGGTGTTTTGTAATGCCTAGAATAGTAAGAGATAAGAGAATTGCTAGAATGATAATGTGCCTTTCTGTTATTCATGACAACGTTGCCCACCATATAAAAGTGTGGGGTGATGAGATAAAACTCAATGATGGATGGTTAGCCCCATATAAAAAGGGGCTTATGACTAAGATGTATAACTCCATAGAAAAAATGCTGATGAACTATGATGAAAATCATGTTGTTCTTTCTAATGGAGCAAGGGAAAATTTACTGGATAAAATCTATGAGTTTCATGTGATACTTGCTAATAGAAAAGCTAAAGAGGGAGTTAAAAAGACATTTGATTTTGATATAGAGAAAAAATCTATGCCAAAGGGAATGTTAGATACATTCATAGCCTTTTCTTTAACTACAGAATATACAGAGGAGTATTTTTCTAAGAGCCTTGAAATAGAAAATCTAACAGAGGATTTTAAAAAGTTTAAAAAATATCTAAAGCAATATCAAAAATTCTTTGAAGATGAAATGATAATAACAGTAAGGGAGGGGTAAAAGTGAAAATAAAAGAAGTGGTAAGAAAAATACTAACATATTTAGGGTTTGTAAAAAAAGAACCTATACAACCAAAAGTATTAACGGATGATGAAATAATTAGAAAGTATGGTTCTATTTATGAAAAGTGTGACGTAAGACTTAAAATGCAAATTGACGAGTTAAGAATTATAAATGAAAGAAAAAAACTACAGCCCGAAAGATGCTATTACTGTA